CATGCCGGTGATGTCGGGGCGAGTGTCGTCCTGGCGATAAGGCGAAGGAACGATTACGTTGGCGGAAGAGACAGCGCCAACGCCAGAGGTGGCGGTCACGGGGACATAACCACGCTGCTGGAAGTAACGGTAACCAGGGATAGCCAACACCGAAGTGGGGCCGCCCTTGGAACCGTCATCGGTACCATCTTGGGTGTTGTCAATGTTCTTATACCAGCCGTTCAGGGGCTCTGCCCAGTTGCCGGGATAAATTTTCTTGGCGGACAAATAAGTCATTTATTTTTTCCTGTGTTTAGTTATTGTTTAATGATCAGATCGCGCCGTCATCTTGGACGAAGCTGAACGCGGTGGTCACGAAGTCCTTGTTCAGGATTTCAAAACCAGCGTACAGTTGCCAAATCAAAATAATGAAGCGGCTGAAGTCGTCGTTATTGTTGATGAGCACCTGAGCGTTGGGACCACCGATGCCCACGCCAATGGCCTGAGGACCAAAGAAGTAGCCCTGAGCAACTTCCTGAGAAGCGTAGTTGGAACCACCATCAAAGGAAGCGCTAACGCTCTTGGTCGGGAAGTTAGTGGACTCGAAGAACTTGACGCCTTCAAACTGAACACCAGTCGGCATAACAGGCTCACCAGCCAGGAAGTAGCCCTGACCAGCCTGGGGACCCATGTAGAAGCTGGCGTTGTTGGGCATCGCAGGGTTGCCCATGTACATGCCCTGACCGGGGTTGCCAGCATAACGGGCAATCTCACGGAAGTCTTGATCACGACGCAGGTGCATCATGAAGGTAGGATCGCAAATGCAGCGATACAGACCGTCAGCGTAGGTCGGAACGTTGCGCTTACGCAGATCCTTAACAATGTTCAGCAGGTCAGTGCGAACCTGGAACTGCTGAAGGTCGTTGCCATACTCAGTAGAAGTATAGGAAATACGACCAGAGGAATCCTTGGTCTTACCAGCGGCAAAATAGTAACCACCTTGGGTAGTAGAAGCGGCACCGTTGGCTTCGGCTTTAGAAAGTTCGTCAATGAAGACGCGGTCACGCCACCGGCGATAGTCATCGAGCAGCGTCAGGCTACCGATGGACTGGTGGAACATGTTAAGGTTGCCCGTGTCCAGCAGAAGGCGCTGGGCCGTGATCAGGGTCTCACGAGCAATCTTGAAGGTGCTGGGCTGAGTCGGATCGCCCGGATCAGCAGGACCGGTGTCAGTTTTGTTACCCCAAGGGCTCTTTATCCCTTGGTTCTACAGCTTTACCATTGCTGCAGCTCAGACTATATCATCACCCTTCAATTAACTATTGAGTTGGGTGCGGGGCACTCGTGTCGCCTTATCGTCCATTTCAGGTATCTGAAGTTTGGACTCGCTTAACCATTCAGAAACAGTTCCTGTTCGGTTAAGGTCGGCTTTGTATCCTAAGCAAGGAAGAATGTAAGGTTGTATTTTCTCAATTAAGTTTTTACACTGTTGAGAATGCCACCTTAGATAATAACTTCCCGACACATGACGAACTTTTGCATATTTTGAGCCTGTTAAAGACTGAATCCAATCACCAACATTGTTGGTTTTTTCTTCATCTTCACAGACCGCAAGCCAAGCTGACCTTTCAATTCTTATAGCCCCCGTTGGCCTGGTACGTTTACGAACCTCAAGAGATCCGTCGTCCATCCAAAATAGAGCAAGTTCTTGAAGTCCAAGACCATCGAGAACTTTGGGTGAAATGATCTTCTTGCCTGTCGGATAAAGAAGTTCATACACTGGGGTCAGTATTTTCTTGTTTGTAACACCAAAACGAGCTGCCGGATATTTGCCTTTGTCAACAAAGCATTTAATACTTGCTTTGGTTCCAAGAATTGCATTTAGCTTTTCCAGTTGCCAAACAGCATAGGCAAGGTGTTGCTGCTTCCTTTGAATATGTAGCGTTACGGATCCAGATCTTTTACATCTAGACAAACACCCATCACCAAGGGAGCATCCAATCAAGAATCTTTGGCTTTCAAGGTTCGTCATGGGGCCGACAACGTTAGTCGTTGAACCTTCCATTTATTACTAAATGGCTTGGCTGCTGATTACCCTACCAGTATAGCTCTTTAGAGTACTGGCTGGGGGGCTTCCAGCAATTCACCCCGTTTTCGACGCAGATTACGCTGCGAAGGAGCTTACCGGAGTACCAGCAAAAGCACTGGTAATGACGGATGTCAACTCTTTAAGCACCACCAGGACTTTCTCCTTGGTGATATTACGGCTGTTAGCGGTACCAATCGTTTGATCGGCAATACGCTCACGGCTGTCCTTAGTACCAGGGGTACCCCAGAACTTATAGCGGTCCAGCTGAACGGTTTGACCAGGTTGGCGGGTAAAGTCGTGGACCACCACGGGCTCTACCGCCATCTCGGCGATGTAAGCAGGGTGGGGACGGTAAAGTTCCGCACCAAGAATCTTTGGAAAATCGTTCTCCTGGTCTCTAGTTTCTTAGAGGGGTGGACTATCTCTTCATCCCTGTAGGATGCCGGACGCTAAATCTGGTATTACGTAACAAGTGCGTGTTACCCCCAGTAGTCTCTGCACCTTCCAATCACGATCTTGATTGGCTTGGCTCAGGATTACCCTCGTCTTTACGTTAGGGTTTCCCTGAATTCATCCGGTTTGCACTCATCAATTGCTCGATGAGGTGACAACGTTGAGCGTTCAGTTGAGGTGTGCTATCATTTGGAAACTTGTTCATGAACAAAATGAATCCAAAACTTGTTTCGGGATTTGGTAATCTTTACCTAACAGAAGAAGGAATTGCTTTTGAAAAACGGCTTGATAAAAAGAATCAAGAATATTTTCGAAAGCTTCCTATTAGCTCAACCAGTGTATATGACCGCGTATCTGTTCTTGTTAATGGAAAACGGAAACGTTTTCATCTCCATGTTTTGATGGCGGTTGCTTTCTTGGGACTGGATTTACGTTCACATGGAACAAGTAAATTCTCCCTTCAAGTAGACCATCTGGACAACAACAAGAGAAACAATAGAATTGAAAATCTTGAAGTTGTTACAAAACAAGAAAACTTAACAAGAGCCTGGAAAACGGGTTGCTATAAAAACAATGGTTTTGCCAGCAAAGGAAAAGCGAAGAAATCTTTAAGAAAGTTTTCTTCCGAGGAAGTGGCGCAAATTAAAGCTTTAAAAAAAGCAGGACTCTCTTATCGAAAGATTGCTGAAAAGTTTAACTGCGGTCACGTAGCCATTTACCAAATCGTGCAGGGCAACACCTACCAGGATCTGAACTAGCTATCAAGAAACACTTTTGATTATCCTCCAGTGTTGGTTTTAATCAGGTGAAAGATTTGGCTTTCGCCTCATCTAAACAAATTGTAGCAGGATCTAATTTTTTGTTTACTTAAAACAAATCAACCGTATTGCATATTACTAGAGCCGTAAGATTCCGGATTGATTCCGGGCTGGAAACCAGGTACTCCAATAGCGTTATACAGATTAGATGATGCGCCACCCATTAAACCGCCGAGACCGGCGGCAACGGGAATAGCTGCTGTAGATAATGCAGCAGCACGAGAGAATCCTTGGATTTTGGCCCTTGCATTAGCAGCGGAGCCTGCCGAGTTAATCGCACGCCTTGCTGCACCTGGCTGACGTAATGTTCCCAATGCGGAAACAGCGAGTCCAGGGACTAAACCAAGAACAGAAGCTGTTGAGCCTGCGTTAGCTGCTTCGCTAAGTACACGAAGAGGACCTTCGCCTTGTTCTTTGTCAGTCAAATTACCGACTAAGGATCCAGCTGCGCCAAGTAAGCCCGCGCCCGTGGCTCCAACAGCTAAGGCGCGGGAAGGATTATTGGCAGCTGCGTTTAGTACTTGTCCGTACTTACCAGCAAGACCCATGGCCTTACTCCATCACAAACAGTTTGTTTGCAACGGTCTGAGGTTGAGCTTGGTTAAGGACGCGCCAGGCGTTCTGGGGATCACGATTCATGATCTCGCTGAAGGTGCCCCAGAAGTTTTCAGGTTGCTGGGGAGCAGCGGCGGCGGGAGGAGCGGGGAATTCACCAACTTGACCATAGGCCGAGGTGGTGGGATAACCACGAGTTTCCAGTTCCGCTTCGTTCTCATACACGGGGTACGGACCTTCAGGACCAAAGAACTTCAGCGTGTAATCGCTGAGCACATCAGGGTTGGTAAGGATCTCGTTATAAGCCAGGTTCTCTTGGTGCTCATTCACCGAGAAGTTGGCATAACCAGTGATCAGATTCTGGGCACGCTCGCCCCAAGCCACAGCGCTGTCCAGCATCCCTTCGAGTTGAAGGGCATAGTTATTTAGGACGGCGGGTGCTTCGATTCCGAACGCGTCGATTACTTGGCGGCTTTCCTGGCTCATTCCCAGGTAATCCGCGATCTGCTCCAGTGAGGGACTGGAAGAGGTTTGGGAATAATTGGGAGAGTAGTCCTGGCTGGGAGACCAAGTCTGCGTCGCCGATTGTTGCGTAGCTGGGCTGCTGACTTGTCCGTAGTTCGCCGGGGTAAATTGAGTCGGAGCCTGCGAGGGTGCTGCCTGGAACGGGGATTGAACTGGTGCGCTCAGCAGGTTCACCACCTTGTTGAACGCCGATTCCCACGGGTTCCCCGCCGAGGTTTCCGCCGGTTGGGATTGGGGGGCGTACTGAGTAGGGGCGGATTGGTAGCTGGGGCTCGCCTGAGGTACCGCTTGGGGGTAGCTGGTACCCACTTGATACGCCACTGGAGCTGCCTGGTAGCTGGCCGGAGCCGCTTGGGGTGCCGGAGCTGCCACCACGTAGCTGCTCGGGGCTACTGCTACTGGTGCTTGGCTCGTCTGTGGGATCGATTGGACGGTAGCGTCCTGCATAACTCATCTCCTTTTGTAGAGCTTCTAATGTGCGATACAGATATGGGGTTAAATCCAATCGCGGATCCGCAGCCATCGGTAAGTCCGGTGATTGCGGGTGGGGGGTCTGCATCATTCCACCCACTAGGCGAGCAAATTGAGAATAAGCATTCTGCAATTCATTCACCATCCTGAAGGGGAACCCAGATAACATCTCGGCCCGTTCCTCATCCGTTTTTGAAGGGAAGAGGTATTTCAGTGCTTCAATGCTATCAACACCTAATTCTTGTAAATTGCGTACCACAATGGAATTATTCAACGTGTCTTGCGTGGTTTCTTCATACACAGGACCCGTCCAACGCCACAACATGGTCACATCACCATCCGGGATTAGACCCATGACACCAGGTGGAATCATTTTTGTTTCCACGCAGGCCATCATAATTTCTTTTACCTGATCATTGAAAATCTTCATTGCTTCCCGATAAGCAGCAATCTCTTCTTCGCCTGGATTAGGAGGAAGATCAACGGGTTTCTCAATGCCAGCGGCGGCGGCAAGTGATTGACGGAACAGCTGTTCTTCTTGGTAAATAATTAGCTCAAGACAACGACAGATGCCGTAGGTATAAATTGCGTTTGCTTTTTTCTTTGAAGTTGCAGACACGCGCCCAAACAGAGATTTATACTCTGTTGCGGTCACACCAGCAGAAATAGAAAGTTCATCAACACCACCAAGTGCTGTACGAATTTCTTCTCTGTACTGACGTGCGAATTGATTTTGATCACCAGTGATGGCATCTGGAACGATATAACCAACTCGGTCGTTTGGTTCCAGGTTTGCAATGATGCGTGGAACCCTGATCTGTCCATCAACTCCACGGCTGACTGGATCAGCCTTGAACATTGACGCACTTAATGACGAAGGACTTGTGAAACCGGAGTTAGCGGCAATAGATGGGCGTTGAAGCGTAGATTCACCGCCTGCTTCAATCAGGTCGGTCTTGGGACGGGAAGAAAGAAGAGTTGGGTTGCCAAAGAACTGGACGTTCTTCCGCATGGTGCGAACCATCTCATCATGCGTAACAATGTGATTGGCAAGTGCGTCAAACTCACCAACACCATCATTAGCAAAACCCTTTGGGTTGTTAAAAATTTCAACGCATGGAATAAATCCAAGGCTGTTTTTCAGTGCTTTTGTTTTGCCTTGAATTGCGTAATCAGGCATGTCAAAAGACAGCTCGCCCTCCGCATGGGTTTCTTTAATTTCATCACGCTTAATAGATAAGCGAATATACCTACGTGCTGCTTGATTATCGCCTAAAGCTTTTCCGGTGAGATTGGTCTGTGCAATCTCGGCGCCAAAACCACCGGGACGACGCACCTTATAGCTGTAGATGATCACCACCTCTTCCAGGTCACCATCCACGTTGTAGAACGTGCGGTACTCGTGCTCTCTGAAGTAGTAGATGCGATAGTTAATTTTTGTAGGACGGATATAAAACAGACCTTTACCGTCGCATAAAAAATAATCCCAAATTGAATCTAACCGTGCATCAATCTGGTTGTATTTAACTACCCGGTCAATAAAGTCTTTACGTTGATTGCCAAAGTTGTCTTGGGTTGGAAAAAATTCAACTCCTTGGCGAATGCCAAAAAGTTTCATCTGCGCTAAATGCGAGGCGACAATGCTCGTGTCCACAACAGTGGAGCTGTCCTTATCAATATATGCATTGATAATTTCATTGAGCCTGGACTTAGCGTCAGCAGCCATTAACTATTTTCCTCGTTACTTGTTTTGATCTTAGCAGCCTTCTTTTGTTTCTTTTGCCAGAGCCACCGGTCAAAGTAAGCTAACTCACCAGGAGTAAACAACTCGGGATGTTCGAGAGCTTCTTTGACCAGTTTTTTCTTTTTCATCAGGAAACAGTTTTGTTTTGGAAGCCGGCTGGCACTTGGCCGTATTGCGGGCCCATAAAGAACCCTGCGTTACCCATTGGCACCATGCCAGGCATTAGGGTCGCTTGGCGGAACTGCACATCAATTGCACCTTCTCGCCCAGGTTGGTCTTGCGGAAACACTCGGGCAGGAGTCTGTTGAAGTGGGTTGAGTTGGGGGCCGCCTGTAGGAGATTGACGCCGTTGCTGAGGAATAACGAAATCACTCCCAAAAGGATTTCCTGCAACCACACCTTGAGTTGGAATAGTTGCCCTCATGCCGGCTTCATTGCCCAGGTAGCCTCCGTAATAACCTGCCATCTCAGTCCTCTACTATTTCGTAACCTGCTGTTTCGTTAAGTCTACTCAATACAATCCCATCACCTTTAAGGTTCCATTCAAGAATGTCTCCTTCTTCCCAACCAAGTTCTTCTATTGCCTCCTCCGGAAGAATGATGAATTGTTCGCCAAATTCATCTTCTTGTACTTCGACAATGTAGCTCATTTTGACAAAAGCTTTTCCATTAGCTTATCAAGCTTAATATTAATCTGTTTGAAGTTATCGTGCATTTCTTGGATTTCCCTTAAAAAATCCACCTTAAGAACATATTCCAAAGGCATGCGATTGATTTGGTTTTCCAGGAAGTTAACCCGATTTTCTTGTGCAGACAACATTAAATGAAGCTGCTTGATCCGTTCGTGTGCACGACTTAAAATTCTGTTGGCTACCCAGGAACCCCCGGTAAAGGCAGAAACAGCAGCCGTAAGCCCGAGGGCTAGATATTCTGGGCCCACAATTAACAAAGCATTTTTTTAATTCTAAAACCTAGTAATCAAATTGAAGATTACTTTTTTTTGCAAGACCATTAACAAGCCAGACGAGCGAGTCGACGCAGTCGTCATGACTGCTGACACCAAAGTTAGTCAATTCATCGAACATTGCGTTGAAGTCGCGGTACTTGTTAAAAATAATTTTCTTTTCTTCAAACATGCCCATGATTCCCCTGAACCTAGCCAGTTTGTCAGCGCGGAATCCTTTAACAGGATGCCAAATCAAGTTGTAGAGTCCTTCGCCTGTCAAACAGATTCGTTTGAAGTCTGCTTCCAGGGATGCCTGGTACTGTACAGCTTCAGACCAAATGTCGCATGTTGAATAGGTTGGGAAGTAATTATCTTTTTCATCTCTACCAATAATGCACCAGTCATTTAATAACTCTTTGAGTGCATCAAGTTTTTCAAGATTACCCATCACGCGCATACGGCGATAATCAATAATGTGAATGCGGTCGCCAATGCGTCCGCCTAGAACCATAACTGTGTAGTCATTTTTTTCTTTGGTGCCAGCAGATAGATCCACTCCTACGCCAAGCGCATCAAACTCCGTTGCAATCTCAGCTTTTACAAGTAGCTCCGGCGATAGCGAAAGCTCACTCTGCCGCACGATGCGGTTCATGTACTGATAAGAGAAAGCAATAGGAGCTTGCCGCTTCTTTTCCTTTAGGTAGTCCAATGACCACATCTCAGGCCAATAGGACTCTTCCTCGCCAGTTTGAGAGTTGTGTTGAACAGCTGAGAGAACAATCTGTGACCAATTGTTTTGTGGGTTGAAGGTTGTTGCATGAATATCGTCGTGTCGGAATCTTGTGCCAAGGCAGATAGCCCTTCCGCCTTCAAACATAGTTGGTGCAATAACGGCATTCCAGTTGTCCTGCATCATTTTGCGGATGTCAGGATTGGAGATGTCTGCGGCTGATTTGATAGGGTCGTCAATACAGATGAGGTGACTACGTTTGGAGGTCACAGAACCCTTAAGGCCAGCTGCACAAAGAGTAAATTGTTCATCACCGGTAACGTCAATACCAGCAAACTTGTGGTCAATAGACCAATACTCATTGCTGGTTACGTTTTTTAAAAGTTTGACCGTTGGAAAAACTTCTTGATAATGTTTACTTTCAATAATTCGTTTGATCGTTGCTGACTTAGAGCGGGCAATATCTACCGTGTACGAAAGGTAGAGAATTTGAAGAGGTTTCTTAGCTGTAGTGTGGACACCAATTGCCCACGCAGTAAATAAACCAAGGATTGTGCTCTTGGCCGAACCACGGGGAGCTAACAAGTCGATATTGGGACCAGCAATTTTTAGTAAACAGCTACTGTCGTTATTTGTAATGAAGTGCTTGTGCCACTGTTTGTGGTGTGGCGCCGGAGGTTTATCAGCTACGTACTCACAAAAATAACCAAAATCTTCCCGTGCTTTTTCCAAAAGATCTTCATCTTTATGTTTACGTACTTTGTGGTTTTTGATTGCCGCTTGGGCATTCCGTCGATACGCTAAATGAAGATGAGAGGGCACAGATTTAATAAGCTAGTAGTTAAATACTACCTTACTTTTGGGCTTTACGTTTTTGTTCTTGATACTTGCGAGCTTTGTCTAGAGCAGCTTTACGTTTTTCTTTATCGTCCATATCAGAACCGTCCTCTTTTTTGGCCTCATTTTTTTTGAGGTGAGCCAAGAACTGAGGCGGGATTTTACCTTTTGCCATGTTAGTTAAAACGTACGTGTTGAGCGCCCAGCACCCATGTCAATTCCTTTGCGCTCCAGGGGCGGCTGTACGTCCCTGGAAGGCTTATCAACGCTTTCCCTGGGGCGTGTATCAGGAAATGCTTCACGGGCCTTCTGGTCGCCGCTACCCCTATATGGTGTACGTGTACCTGCAATAGGGATAGAAGGTTTGCTGGAGCCCATTGAGCGTTGATTTTTATTTATTTTAAAACAACTATTCGTCTAATTGCATTTTTGCCCACACACTCATTGATGCTTCATGCAGGGGAGCTTCAATAGGGTCGTCTTTAAAGATACACATCAACTCTCTAAGTGCCCTGTCAGCGCCTGCCATCAGCAAGCCTTTACGGTCACGAGAAGATGTGAATGCCTCAACCTGTGCAATTGTCCCACGTAATTCTTTTTGCATGGATGCAATACGTGCCACGCCCGAATCACGTTTAACAACAAACGTTTCGATGTCTTCACGAAGTTTCCTGATGTCTTCTTGCATCTCATCAATCTGAGCAAGAAGAACCTTTCTGTGATCGGGCTTGGGATACTTTTGTGTTACCCACGCATCACATGATGAGATTGATCCGTTATAGCCAAGGAAACGAGAGTAAAGATAGCACTCAACAACAGAGTAGTTATCTTCGGCAAAAGACAAAAAAGATTCCTGGGTCGAACAATCTAAGTTATCGACCCATGCTTCAAACAGCTCAGAATCTATATCCGCGTTGCGATTGTTGGTAATCGCGCTCTTCATCTTTTTGTCTGAAGAGTTGAGCCTGTTCAGCTCCGGCCCTTGTTTCTTCTGCTCCCCTGGAGATTGTTGCACGTTCTTCAGCTCCTTTGTACTTAGCGGCTTTCTCGCCAAATTCAGCACCAAGCTCTAAAGTAGCACGCGCTTCATCCTGACCGGTACCGTAAAAACGGTCTGCAGCTTCTTTTTTCAGACGGGTTTTTGTATCCGTATCCAAAGAAGTATCCGACTCAATATCTTTAAGCCGGCTATCATATTCGCCGCGATTCTTTTGGTAGTTATACGCCGCACCAGCAGCATCGCGATATGCCTGCAGCCGTTCTTCGTCGGTCATTGAAAAAAGATCAGAAGTTGCTCATCATACCGGCAAGTCCACCGGCCATGATATCACGGCGGCCCTCAACGGACTTTTGACGTTGTTGCTTCATTTTAGAAGCCTCAAGTTTGCCAAGAAGACCTTCAAACTCACCCATATCAAAACTGGAAGGGGTGTAAGCAGCCTCAAAAAGACGCTTGCGCTGTTCGGTTTTAGTATCTTCGTCAACACCTTGGGCGGCGTTAATCTCGCCAAGCATGCGGTTGTATTCCGCAGAAGACAGTGCCATAAATAAAACCTTTATTTAAAGAGTTAACTAAATTATACCAAAACCAATTATCACCAGAAACCTGAAACAAGATTTCCATAAATGCCAGTCTTAGAAGAAATATCCGCAATATCCCTGGAGCCTTTATTTTTTAATTTTGTAATATCTTGATCGATCTGACCTTGAAGTTTGGTAAGACCAGAATTATAAGCAAACTCATCTCGTTGACGCAGCTTTTGCTGCATTTGCTCAATTTCACCGGGGCTACCAGTGAAAGTTTCAGGCATTGCGCCAAACTTAAGCCCAATTGTTTTTTGCGTCTCTTCGTCAAAGGTTGGTGAAAACTGTGCGCCAGTAGCAATAGTGTATTGGCCAGTACTCTTTTGCCAATCTGGTGCGCCCTCAACTCCTTTGACTGTTTCTTTTTTGCTTGGGCCAAGGTAAGTGCGATAGTAATTTTCTAAGTAACTACCACCAACTTTTTCTTTGTATTCATCACTGGCTTTTAGTGATGTTGCAATGGCATCTAGATCGAGTTTGCCGCCTGATTTTTCAATCTCAGAAAGACGCGTTGATAGTTCTTGTTCAGATGCCTTACGTCCCAAAATGTCTTGGAAAGCACGTTGAACAAGAGTTTGGCGCTGTTCAGGAAGAACACTTAATTC